TGTTGCAACAGGTCGCGGTGAATACATCATTCAAGATGGTTCACTTAAAGCTGGTAATGACGTTGAAACAGCCGTGTTAATTAGCCTGTTCTCCGATCGTATAGCAGACATCAATGATGAACTGCCTGATGCAACAAGTAACACAAAAAATGATCGCCGTGGTTGGTGGGCGGATACTGGGCAAACATATCCTATTGGATCTCGTTTGTATTTATTAGATCGAAGAAAAGCGCCGTTATTTATTGAAAAGGATGCAGTCAATTATGCAACTGAAGCGCTGCAATGGATGATAGATGAAAATGTAGTTGCGCGTTTTGAAATACAAGCAAATTTTGTAAAACCAAATCAATTAAGGCTAACTGTTGTTGCTTACCGACAAGATGGCAGCGTTATAAGCAATATATCTAAGGAGCTTTGGTAAATGGCTTTTAAACGAAAAACATTAACTGAATTGGTGCAGCAATCCCTTCAAAATATCTCATCAAGTTTGCCAGAGTCAGATTCATTATTAAGATTCTCCAACCTAAATATTTTAGGTACAGTGCAAGCAGGGATGAATCACCAACAATATGGTTATCTTGATTATATTGCCTTGCAAGCGACCCCATACACCGCTACCGATGAATATTTGGCGGCTTGGGGTGCATTACGTAGTGTTTACCAAAAAGCGGCCACGCAAGCTAATGGTCCAGTGGTATTTAATGCTATTTCTGGTGCGGTGATACCTGATGGAACTAAAGTCATCCGCAGTGATGGGAGACAGTATCTTATTTTAAGCACAGAACTAGATACAGGAATAATTACAGCAACGATTCAAGCTGTTGCTGATCCTGATGGTATTAGTGGTGCAGATGGGAATTGTGAAGCGGGTACCCAGTTTGCATTAGGCCAATCGATTTCAGGTGTAAACCCTAATGGTATCTCAGGCTTAATTACAGGTGGCGCTGATCTAGAAAGCCAAGAAGATTTCAAGTCGCGTGTTATTTCTGCATATCAAAATACACCGCAAGGTGGTGCAAAAAATGATTATGAAGAATGGGCCTCTGAAGTATCTATTGTATCAAGAGCATGGTGTGCACCGTTAATTTATGGTCCACCCACAGTTGGTGTATATTTTTTAATTGAGCCAACTAGCTCAAATCCTTATGGAATACCACAAGGTACAAATGGTGTGGCAACTGATGAGGAGCGAGCAACAGCNGCAACAGGTGATCAGTTAATAGTAGCTGATTATATTTATCCAAAGCGCCCAGTTACAGCACTGGTACATTTACTCGCTCCAACAATAGAAACAATTGATATAAGCATACAGGGAGTAAAACCATCTAATCGAGCTGAAGTTACAGTCTCTATTGCACAGTCACTATTAAACAACTCTGCACCGGGTAAAAAAGTTCAAATAGCTTCACTTTGGGCGGCAGTGAATAAAGTTGATGGGGCGGATGATTTTACGATTTTGTCTCCAACTGCTGATGTTGCTGTAGGGGCAGGAGCTATTGCTGTTTTAGGTAATATTACATGGAGCTAGTATGGCTGAATCAAAGTTTACGCTTGCTCAATACACAGGCGCATTAAAGAATTTACTTCCTCGCGGACGAGTCTGGTCACGAGAAAATACTGGTATTCAACATGGGCTTATAGAGGGTCTAGCAAAGTCATTTCATCAAATGGATAAAGATGCAGTTCAATTACTAATTGAGGCCTTTCCATCAACTACAACTGATTTATTAGATGAGTGGAATGAAACAGTTGGAATACCAGATCCATGTTTTGGAGCACCAGAAAGTATTGAGCAAAATCGACAGTATATCGTTGCTAAGCTGATTGCTGATGGGGGACAAACTGTTAATTACTATAAGTCGATTGCAGCCTCATTAGGACTAAACATCAAGATTCGTGAGTTCTCTGGTTCAACACCCGGAACAGGTGCACCGAGTGGATACATTACTCATTTTGATCATTGGGCGCATACGTGGCAGGTGCGATTAGACGTAAATTCACCCTCGATTTTAGAATTTTCGGGTGACGTAGAAGCAATCACTCAATCGCAAGTATATCAAGCACTTTCATGTCTATTAGCTCGATATAAGCCAGCTCACACACAGTTTTATATAAGTGTTGTCGATCCAAATGAACCACCAGAAACAGTATTTGGTTTTGATCTCGATAACTCTTTCATATCTGGTTTTGATACCAGCACTTGGAGCAATATCTAATGCCAGTTAATCAATTTTTACCTTTTGCTATTGATGAAGATGCAAATGTTATGTCTCAAGTTGACTATGAGGCTTTGACAGCTCGACAGTCTGGATTTCAAACAGGTGTTGCTTCATCACAACAGTTAAACAAGGTTTGGAGACAGTCTTCAACAGTAACATCTGTTTTGACTCAATTCATTTGTAATAATCAATCGAATGATGTTCTGGATAATGGAGAAACTTCTAATTTATTAGGGCAACTTGAATTGGCTTTAGTAAATTTATTTTTACCTGTTGGTTCGATCATAAGTAGCTTTGATTCTGACTTTGATCCAAACATGAAGTATGTTGGAACCACTTGGGTTTTACATGGTCAAGGGCGAGTACCTGTTGGGTTGTCTACCCAACCTGAAGATCCAAGTTGGACACAAACTGTAGGTAATGAGTTTGGTGAATATGATCATGAACTATCTATACCTGAAATGCCAACGCATAAACATCCGATTCGTTTGGCTCATGAATCAGGAGGAACTCAGGATACGAATGGATTTCCAAATGTTAATGCGACCCAATGGGTTACCCATTCGGCAAATGAACCCGATTTAAGTGAGTGTTTGAATGATGGAACAGGAAATCCACTAGGTTCAATGGGGGGTAGCACAGCCCATAACAACGTACAGCCCTCTATTGTGGAAGCTCGATGGAGAAGAACTGCATGAATTTTAGTAATATTCCAGAGGGGTTAAGAACCCCTTTATTTTTTGGTGAAATATCAATAAATGGTACAGTTCCAACGGTTTCAGATAATGGGGAAGATCCAATCCCACCTCAAATTAGCTGTACTGGTGCAACGTCAATATTGAATCTTTTAACATCACAACCAGCAGATTCTTTAGAGTATGAATATTGGAGGTTTGAAGTATCAGATGCAATTACTGGTCAAGTTTATTCAATGATTAACAACCTAAACACATTAGAGGGAGAAACTTTAGATCAGTCTTTAGAAAGATTGAAAGTTTTTAACTGTCCTCTTTCATTTAGCGAAAGTCCTTCACCTGATTTTTTCACTGTTATTCAAAATACATCTGATCAAGATTTAAGGCTTAAAGTGGTTTTTAAAAAACTTATTTCAGATGGTGAGCCTGATGTGATTGACCTATCTATTATGGATGGTTCCACCCCAACATATAGTTGGGAAAAACAAGTTGGTGGGGAAGATTATGAGTTTGTAGTTTGCTTATCACCTTACACGCCTATTTTGATTTCTTGTGAAGGTGCTAATGCTGGAATTAACTTTGAAAACATATCTGGAACGTGGGACTTTTATATAGATGATTTTGATGATCCTATACTCACTGGTACAGCAGGTTCTTTTGTATCTTTAATAGCAACAGATTATCCATATATTCAAAGTGATTATGATGGATTCTTCTTCGTATTAAACATCGACAATCAACCTCATNCATAGATTTAAGATAGAGCCTGTTAGTGGTGCAAGTTATTTAAATGCAACACGTAATCCAACATTTATTGAACATGAGGATGGTTCAATTACGTTCTGTTTAGCTAAGTATCCAGATATTATTTTTCTTTATGGTAATACTGATTTGGTTAACTCAGAAGTTTCTTTGTTATTTGATGGTTCAGATTTAGGAACGGTAAATGTTACAGANAATCAGCCTATATCTGTAGGTAATGTTGAAGGTTTCTACACTTTCCACTCTGATTCTGGTTTTAAAGTTTTTAATTCTGATGGAAGTACTTATAACGTTTCTGGTGATATTTACTATAGAGCCTCTTTATATGATGGAATTATGGCTCAACCTATTATTAATAGTGTTACTAGGGATTCTAATAATATCGTCACAATTACAGGTACGG